CGCCATCGCCCAGCCCTCCTTAAGCTGCTGTTTGTTCACTATTTGTACCAACCCGTGAGCGGCTGAGCAAGGTGCGTAATCAGGAAATACAATACACTTCGTGATAATATGTGAACTGCACAGCCCGTCTCAGTCAAGAGCCTACTATGCCCACCACCCGCGAAACCGTCCTCGCCACCCTGCTGGCGCGGCTTCAAGCCCTTGCCGCCCTTACCTTGCGCGATGAGGTGCTGCCCGAGCGGATCCCGGCGGCGGGGCTGATCATACTGCGCGACGGCCAGCCGGGTGAACCCGAGGTGACGCTGTCGCCCCTGCGCTACCACTACCAGCACCGCGCCGAGCTGGAAGTGGTCGTCCAGGCACCGAATGACCGGGCCACGGCTTTAGACACACTGATCGCCTCCATCGGCGCGGCACTGGAAGCAGATCGTACATTGGGCGGGTTATGCGACTGGGTTGAACCCGAAGCCCCGGCCTCGGTCGATCTGCCCGTTGAGGGCGCGGCGGCCCTGAAGGCGGCGGTGATCATGATCAACCTGCATTACACCACCACCGGCCCTCTGGCCTGATCCCCACAACCTGAGGAGAACACAATGGCACGAGCCCAAGGGGCGCGGGCGCAGATGGCGCTTGCGTTCGAGACGACCTATGGAACGCCCCCCGTGGGCGGTTTCACCAAAATGCCCTTCGCCAGCACCTCGCTGGGGGCGGAACAGCCGCTGCTGAACTCGGAACTGCTGGGCTACGGCCGCGATCCGCTCGCCCCGATCAAGGACGCGGTGACGGCCGATGGCGATGCGGTCGTGCCGCTCGACGCCGGGGCCTTCGGCTTCTGGCTCAAGGCGGCGTTCGGCGATCCGACCACGACAGGCGTGGGCCCCTACACCCATGAGTTCCGCTCGGGCGGCTGGACCCTGCCCAGCCTGTCGATCGAGACCGGCATGCCGGAAGTGCCGCGCTATGCGATGTATTCCGGCTGCGTGCTGGATCAGCTGTCATGGCAGGTGCAGCGGTCGGGGCTGCTGACGGCCACGGCGCGGCTGGTGGCACAGGGCGAGACGATCGCCACAACCACCAGCGTGGGCACGCCTGCGGAACTGGGCCTGAAGCGGTTCGGGCATTTCAATGGCGCGATCAGCCGGAACGGCACTGCGCTGGGGAATGTCGTTTCAGCCGAGATCACCTATTCCAACAACCTCGACCGGATCGAGACCATCCGCGGCGACGGTCGCATTGATGGGGCCGACGCGACAATGGCTGCATTGACCGGCCGGATCGAGGTGCGCTTTGCCGACAGCACGCTGGTGGCACAGGCGATCAATGGCGAGGCTTGCGAGATGGAATTCGCCTATGTGCTGCCCTCGGGCGAAACCTTCACCTTCACCGCGCACGCCGTCTACCTGCCGATCCCGCGCATCGAGATTTCCGGGCCGCAGGGCGTGCAGGCCAGTTTCGACTGGCAGGCCGCCAAATCCACCAACCCGGCCCGCATGTGCACCGCCGTCCTCATCAACAGCATTGCGAGTTACTGAGCATGATCCGTCTGAACCTGACTACCACGCCCGAATGGCTTACCTTCTCTCCCAGCCTGCGCCTGTTGGTGGCTCCCCTCACCACAGCCCTGATGGTGTCGGCCCGCGCCGATGCGGCCATCGAGGATCTTCCCGAGGGTGCAAGCCAGGAAGACCTGGCCCTCACCATGGCCAAGGCCCTGGCCCGCCGCGCGGTTCTGGATTGGGAGGGCGTGGGCGATGACGCGGGCAATCCGCTGCCCGTCACGCCCGACGGCATCGATGCCCTGCTGGAACTCTGGCCCGTTTTTGAAGATTTACAGACCCAATATGTTGCGCGCAGCCTGATCCTGAACGCGGAAAAAAACGTCTCCGCACCCTCGCCGACTGGTCCTTCGGCGGCGGCGACCGGTACTGCGCGGCCTGCCCGGGGCGCTGCCCGGACTGCCCCGCAAGACTTAACAGGCCCCAAACGCAGGACGGCTGGCAAGTCTGGGATCTGGTTGGCCGCCTCGGGGGCCAACTGCGGGTGATCCCCGGCCCCGTGTTGGGATGGGACATGGGCGCGGCCCTCGCCATGGCCCGGGCCCTCGGGATCGACGCCCTGATCGCCGCTGAACTGCTGCCCGAGATCGAGGCAGTGATGGTCCGCAAACTGAACGAGCAAATGGAAGGAACCGTAGCCCTCAGGATGAACGGCGCGATAGTCCTCCCACAGCAGCGAAAGCGTCACGCCGGGGCGCTTGAGTTCACGGTGGATCTCGGGCCAATTCGGTTACGCCTCGACAAGCCGACTGACACCGCCGACCGGGTGGAACAGCAGCGCTTCCAGCTCAGCGTCCGTCATCTCCGCAGCAAGGGGCCCGGTGAGCGCAGCCCGTTCGATACGCTTCAGATACTCACTGGCCGTGCTCTGCCCGACGCCAAGGCTCGTCGCGATCTTCCGGGTCGACAATCCGCTGGCGTGAAGTCACCGCGCTTCTTTGATCTTCCGCATCGTCAATCTCTTCATGGGGCCACCTGCTCTGGTTAAAGAGCAAGCGTAGCCCACCACGGGACTGCCCAGCAGCGTCAGATCCACACCCAAAAAGGGTGACCGGATCAAATCGGAATTCCCGACCGGATCACCCCGGAATGCGCAATGATTGCTGCCGCGCCGCGATCGGCGATGGCATTGTGGCATTTGCGTGTGTCATAGGCCCCGTCGGCGGTGACGGTGCGTATTCCGGGGTCATCCGGCCACTGATTCCGAAAGTATCCGGCCACCCATTCCGATTTTATCCGGCCACCGATTCCGGAGCATCCGGCCACCCCTGTGACGTGCTGCTGCGAGGCAATCTGTAACCGGCTACCTTCCGCCCTTTTGGCACGAAGGAAGCCTGATGAAGAGATTGTCTATGCGGAAGATCCGAGATGTTTTACGGCTGTCAGCCGAGGGTCTGTCGACCCGACAGATTGCGGCGAGCCTGGCGATTGGGCGCACCACCCTTCAGGGTTATCTGGATCGCGCTCGGGACGCTGAGGTGGTCTGGCCGCTGCCGCCAGCAACGTCTGACACCGACCTTGAGCGGCTGATTTTTCCGCGGACAGCGCGTGATGTTTCCAATCGTGCGACCCAGCCCGAGTGGGCGCATGTCCATCGCGAGTTGCGCCGTAAGGGCGTGACCCTGTCATTGCTGTGGGAAGAATATCGCGCCGATCACACGGAAGGCTACGGCTATTCCCGGTTTTGTGAGCTTTACACCCGGTGGGAAGGCAAGCTGTCGCCGGTTATGCGCCAGCGCCATCCGGCGGGTGAGCGGCTGTTTGTCGATTATGCAGGACACACGATCGATGTGATCGATCCCAAGACCGGTGATGTGCGCACGGCACAACTGTTTGTCGCCACGCTGGGGGCCTCGAATTATACGTATGCTGAGGCGACCTGGACCCAATCACTGCCGGACTGGATCGCGAGCCATGTGCGCGCCTTTGGCTTCTTCGGGGGTGTGACGGCGCAGGTCGTGTCGGACAACCTGAAGGCAGGGGTCACAAAGGCCTGCTTCTACGACCCTGTAATCAACCGGACCTATGCGGATATGGCAGCGCATTACGACACGGCTGTGGTGCCAGCGCGGCCACACAAACCAAAGGATAAAGCAAAAGTCGAAGGCGCGGTTTTACTGGTTGAGCGTTGGATTCTGGCGCGGCTGCGCAATCGGCAGTTCTTCAGCCTCGGGGATGTGAACGCTGCCATTCGCCCGCTTTTGGACCGGCTCAACGACAAGGTTTCGCGCCATCTCGGCGCCAGCCGCAGGCAGCTGTTCGAGCGGTTGGACAAGCCCGCCCTGAAGCCGTTGACGGTGGCGCCTTATGTCTATGCCGAATGGAAGAAGTGCCGCGCCGGGCTCGATTACCACATCGCGATCGACAGGCATTATTACTCCGTGCCCTATCAGTTGCTGAAGAAAGAGCTGTGGGCGCGCATCACCGCCCCCTCCGTGCCAATACGAGTGAGACAATTGAGTGGCTGAAGTTTACACTTGAGGGCGCAGGAGAACGAACCCATGGTTATGCCTTCACAGACACCACTTTCGCCGGATGCTGGATCTGACCCTGTT